TTCTTAACACATAAATTGCCCCATTCATACTTTTGCTCCCTTCTTATCACACAACTCTGGTTTATCACGAAAATCACACCACCTACAATTTTTCTTTGAAGGTAGTTTATTATAAATATGGTCGTCTCGATATTCCCCATCATCTGTAAAACAATCATCCATGAATTGTTCTAACCTACGATTTACCTTATTGATTGAGGGTGTTCCATTTGCTGGTATGAATGTTTGTATTCTCTTTTGTGGAAAATCCATATTCTCATATAATTTTCTCTTTACTATAAAATACTCTATTGGCCGGTATGAATGTTTGTATTCTCTTTTGTGGAAAATCCATATTCTCATATAATTTTCTCTTTACTATAAAATACTCTACTTCAATTCTATCCATTGGAATATCGTGTTGTTTAGAATAAAATTGTTTATATAATAACAACTGGTCTGTTTTGTTCTTATCAGCCTTTTGATATTTGTTCCAACCCATAGTAGATGTTTTAATATCAATAATCTTAATTTTGTTTCTAACCGTGTCTTTAATAATCAAATCAATATAACCACGAAATCTGATATTCTTCGGCAATTCATAACCGAGGGCAGTTTCTATACCAATTAACTCGTACCCACGTTTACTGAAATACTGATTTCGTTTTTTCTTGAAGTAATCAAGTATCCTTACTCCATCTTCATAAAACTCTACCATATCATTTTTAGTACAGAACTCTTCTCCACCATTTTTCTTCATAATTTCAAGAAAATTCTTCTTTAATCTATCTTCAAGTTGTTCCTCTAAATAAAGTTCGTCTGCCGCTTTAATACTATCGGAATACATTACTCTTAGATATTCTTGTAGGACTTCATGCATACTCGTTCCAAATAAAGTATATATATTATCAGTAAATGTACCAAGTTTATCTACATAATTAAGTTTCCACATATAAGGACACTTATCCCATTGTGAAAACTGACTATATGATATTGATTTTTTCTTAGTCATTTAATATTTCAATAACTTGTTGTTTTGGTTTCCCACCAACAAATCTACTTACTTCTACTCCATTTTCTTCAATCACCGTAGTTGGAACTGACCTAACTCCATACTGGGATGCCAAGTCTTTATTTTCATCCACATCAATCATCTGTATTGAGTATCCTTCATTTTTAATTTCCGTCATTACGGGTTTGAATGCTTTACACGGACCACACCATGTGGCTGTGAAATATTTTGCTGTTTTCATTATTTACCCTCCGTTATTTCAAGACTGATGAGATTATCACTTCCTGGTCTTTCATTTTCTAAATCCCAATCTAACTCCCATACCCAATCAGGGACATTTGTAAGATCACCATCTTTTTTTTTTGCCATTTGAGATATTCTTCTTTTTGTTCTTCTGTGATTTCAGCCTGAAACAGGCATTCATTTTCTTGTATTTCTAATTTTTCTAATGTTGGCATTATTTTCCCCACTTTCCATTTTTTACGATTGTTGCCATTATACCATAATTTGAAACATCAAGATATGCATCTTCCATCGGTTCACCATTTACTGCATTTGTTTTATTACCCATCAGTAAAGTTTTTAACCTTTGGATCTTATCATTCATCCTAAACCACAAACCAGTAAGAGATAAATGTATTTCTTCTTTTGTTTGTAATTGTGTTCCAACACTTATGTTACCAGGACCGTAATCGTGTTGCTTGTGACAGAACAATATGTATTGTTCTCTTTGTAATCTTTTAAATTCTTCAGTCATCTGTGGCCACTCTTGTTCCATCATTGTTACAATATCACCGTGGTTTCCTGTTAAATAAGAATTTACTTCTTTCTTTGTACTTGATTCTTTTATTGCCTTTGGCATATTATCTCCTTATCTCATACTTGATCTTACGACATATTTTCGTAAAAGTCAAGTGATTTCGTCCACAATACCATATTCTAAACATTCTTCCGAAGTCAAATATGTATCTTGTTTGGAAACATCTTCCCAAAACTCTTGGGATTTATTTGTTACATCACCTAAAATACGATTTATGTTTGTTTGTAATTTTTTCAAATGGTCAGCTCCCTTTAACACATCAGAAGTTTTACCCATTTCAAATGCTGAACCCTCATGAACCATAACCGTTGAATTTTCTGTCATTGTTCTTTTACCAGTTCCACACGCCAATATCACGGCCGCTGCGGACATACAGGCCCCAATACAATGAGTATTTACTTTGACTGGTAAGGAATTAAAGTAGTCAATAGTTCCTAACATAGCATAAACATCACCACCATAAGACGAAATAACTAAATTTACATCTTTCTTCCCATCATCATATTGGATAAAATTATCAAATCGTGTCATAACTGAATATAATTGATCTGCATCTATCTCGTAAGTTAGATACATAGTATTACTACCTAAGTTAATACCCCACTCTAATTGTTTGAATAACATTTGTGTTTTCTTATCCAATCCTTGCATATCCGCATAATGTACTTTCAATAACTTTTCCACTTCACGTTCTAGCATACTTTCTCCTATTTTTTAAAGACGAATACTGGTTCGTATTTATAACCAGCACCCATCACACTTGATAAGGTTAATTGTAAGGTATCCTCTTGGATAAACCCCAACTCTTTTGAAATCTTTACTGTTTGTTCTTCTATAAATTTATACTTNGGTGTNTTTGCGATATTGTATAACATATAACCACCTTTTTTTAATCCGTAATAACAATTCTCTATGGTCTTTCTTAAAAAACCATTTACCCATTCATCACCTGATGGGAATTTAATATAACTTTGTGTGGACTCATCGGAATACTTTTCCGTGTCGAAATAAGGTGGTGAAGTAAAACATAAATCAAGAGATGATTTGTTTGGAATGAAATCCTCACTTCCTTGTTTATATATATCAACTTTTTTCTTAATATAACTAAATTCTTTGCTAATTTGCAATAATCCATCATAAGTTCTTGTTGATGGTTCAGTTCCTATGTAGTGTTTAGTATTTTTTGCAGATAAAAATCCAAGTAACCTACCTCCCCAACCACTTGATGGATCCCATATTACTCCATCACCACCATATTTTTCATAAATTAGTTTTGCTGCCGTTGGTCGGAAGTTACTTACAGATTGAGTTCCACTATAAATCTTAATGGATTGTCTCAATCGGTTTTCATGAAATACATTTCTCTCACCATTTGGATCCTCACCCTTATAGTGTTTCTGTTCCCATTTCCAACACTTACGAATCGTAGATTTAAACATATCATCATCGTGAAATATATCCATAGGTGATTTTTTAGCACTACCACATATAATTTCCCAAAAATGTGGAAAGTAAGTCCATGCCAATCTCAATCCGTGCATAGTTTGGACTATCTGATTATCTTTGAATATTGTATCAACATCAAACTTTTTGAGTTTCCTCATGTGTTCGTGTTTTTCATCTTCACGAATTTTGTAGTGGGGGAATCCATGTCGTCTATAGTAATCGAATATGACTTCTACACCATATTCTCTATCTACTACATCTATTGAATTTGTAACCCTTTCAAACTCTAAGTCCTTTTCATCTATATCAATGAGTTTACCGAGAGTTTCATAATTTACTCTTGTCATTAGGGCAGGTTTAGTTTTTTAATTTCCTTTGTATCTGATCCATACTTTTGTAATATGGTTTTGAGATTTGCCTTGTTTTGTTCGGTTGAGTAGAATACGTCCAAGTATTCTCTTGCCTCTGATAAACTTGATTCGTAATGTTTTGCAACTATTTCTACTACCCATTTTTCATATTTCATATTCTTTTTTCCTTTAACATATCGTAACCACTCTTTCTTCTTTGGAAGAACGTTACTATATAATTTATATAAATCTTTTGGTTTTAATTTATATTTTTGAAATTCATTAGCAACCTCGACATACTCCATCTTCATAGATATAAATCTATGTATCATATAGTTAGACCATTGTTTTTTCTCTGTTTCGTTTAGAGAATCCCAATAACCTTTTGTTTGATGTTGTGTAATATGAGTGATGTGATCAAATAAAGATTTATTACCAGACTTTTTCTTTTTCATATTAATAAGTAGTCTTTTAATTTCTCAAGTTCGGAAAAATTTGCTATGTTTTGATAAGTTTGGTCGGTTTTATAACATTGACGTGGTTCTATAAATTCTGCTCTTATACTATCAATCTCATTTTCAGTTTTTTCAACATTAAGAAACTTCACCAATGAAAAATAATTTTGTCTATGTCTGTCTGTATAAATATTTCTATCAAATAAATCCTCATAAGAAAATACTTTTATATCTTCTCTATCATTAACCTGTTCTAACATAAATAAAGTTTCATTGTATATTCTATCCATCCAAGACTTTACTTCATCATAATCAAGTTTATCAAATTTATAATCTCTTTTATGTTGTCTGTGCACACCAACTGATCCTATCCAATGACCCGTTTGAATTGCTAACATTTCAGAAATAACCTTTTCAAATATATTTTTACGATATGTCAATATTTTCAATACTGGATAATCTAAAAATTTATCAACAACATCAAGATAACCAGGCTCATCCCAATTTAATTTCATACCGGAATTTGATTGAAATATTTCATCAAAACAATTACTGATATTCGAATTAAGATAAAATTCATCATTGGAAAATGACAAACCAAATGTTTTCCATATATCAGGTGGTGAATCCATCCAAACCATTTTAGTTCTTGTTAAATGATGTAATGAATTCATTAAATTATTTGAGCCACTACGTTTAGCATTCAACATTATAAATTTATTCATTTACAAACCCACATCTTAAAAATAATCTTTGACTAACTTCGTTCCACTCATCAACTTGTGACCATACTGAATCTAATTGTTGTAATTTTGCTGCAGTGATAATATAACTAATCAATTCAAATCCATAACCATAACCTCTGTAATCCTTATGGACATATAAGTTTAATCCCTCTTTCGTTTCGTAATCTAACCAATACCAACCTTTCAGTTCATCGTTTATTTCGAGAACCGAAAATAACCAACCA